GATCTAGGAACTCTGAATCCTATATCTTCGACCCAACCACCGCGCCCCATCTCGCCGTTGTTAAGGACCTCGTTAGTTGTGAATCTTAAATAGTAATCGTCTTCATCAAGCTCTGCGTCCCCACGGACCTTTACACGAAAACCATGTGGAGCTACTACAGGAAGATCAGTGATGTCAGCTACTTCTTTGTAGACCACACCAAGCCCTTTGTCTGAAAAGCCGTCCTTTGTTTTAATGTTAAAGGCTGCTGTAGAATCTTTAACAAGATGAATTGTGGATCCTTCGACTGTAGCTGTAATGTTAGGAACAGCGTTTAACTGTCCTCCAAGAGAAGTAGCTATTACTCCAGAATCAACAGGCAGATCGGTTGAATCTGATGGATCTCCGTCAGCACTATCTGTAGTAGTTACGCTTTTAGTTTCATTAGCAGCATTACCCAAAACAGACACCTCATACTTCTTGTCATACCCAGCTTGCTTAACAAATACCAACGCCTCGTTTAGATTCAAATCATCTGATACATCTTCATCAGCAAGATTCATCTGAGTGTTTATCGTCTTGTTTGTAATCCAGGTGTTGTCTCCAACAGTCAACGCCTTGAGGTTTTCTCTTGGGTTAGTTGTCTTTAAATAAGGATACGCATCTAAATTAAGTGGCGTTGTGCTTCCACTGTTGTATCGCATGGTCCCACTCCCAGTCAGGTTGTGCATAGTCAACGTAGACGGAGTAATAACCATCAAATACTTCTCAGACTCACTTCTGTTAATCGTATGAACAAAAGCGTTTTCGCCAATCTCTGTTGCGTCATACTTAACAAGGTTCGCATTTGGACGCTTCTTCAGTCCATCAGCTACAGACGAGTAAGCGTTTATCTGCTCCTTGCACTGACCGTCATACTTGAGTGTGTCAGGCTGCTGGCTAACCCCTTGGATTAGGTTGGGAACAGAAGTGTTGATTAGCGGCATATCTTATTAGATGTCGTAGTTACGATTGATACCAATGCCTGTATAGACATCGTAGTTGTCAAAGATTGTCCTGTCACTTCCTCTGGAATCTACTTCTTCGAGTTGTGACTTAGCAATGAATTCGTCCCTTGCAATCAAAGCTTCAAGTTCTCTTGATCCCATCATGCGCGTCTGGAAGATCCTTGAGGCCCTTAGTGTGATGTATCTACGTGCTTGTTCGTGTAGATCATCCCAGTCCAGCAGCAACGTAATGGTTACATCAAGAGAACTAGAGAATTCGTTTGTGTTGTTTTTGCGGTCGTAAAGTTTTAAGCCACGCTGAACGACATCCTTTGAGCCGTCAGTTGTGTCTACGTGCAGTGTGTTTGAGGGAAGCTGAATAGTATTATCAGCCAGTGGAGTCAGGGTGTATTTGTTTGTGGTATTGAAATGCCACCCCATGGTTTGCACCTCTCGACTAACTTCATCCAATACTGACAAAGCTGTAGAAGCTGAAACAGGGAGGGTAGAGGTGTCTGCAATGCTATTCACTGGAGCTTCTCCAATGTGACCTAGCATACTGTTGACTGCCTCTAGTTGAGTTGTGAGAGTTGCCATAAATTTAAAATAGAAAAGGGGAAGCCCCCACAGGGATTGAACCTATGGGGGCCTCCGAGTTTAGTTAACTGAGGGATTAAGAAGCACTAAATACCTCAACAGCAGCTTCAGGACGAAGCACACCGTGACCCATTGCATACTTAGCTGCAAACAGGGTAGATTGACGCTCGATCTGATACTCACTTTCGGTAGCAAGATCAAGAAGCTTAACGGTTCCTACAGCATCTCCGTGACCAGCAATAAAGCCAGTTCCTTTGCCAGAAGCAGACAGAGTGCTAAAGTCTCCGTTGTAACCGTGAGGAGCACCAGCGGCGTTATCAGGCTGATCAAACGGATCGTTGTTTACACCGGGAGCAGCAGTAGCATCAACATCACCAAGCGCATCTACAGTTGAGATGTGGTTACTTTTGTAGATACGAATGCCAGCAACTTCCATTACAACACCTTTAGCAGCGTCAGCGCCGCCACCAGCAGTGTCCTTGTTAATTGCTACGTTGTCTCCAGTAAGCAGCTTGTAATACTGTTGAGGTGCCATGACAGCAAAACGCCCATCAGATGGAACGTCTTTTCCGTCAAGCGTCTCAGCAACACTAAACAATGCAGTCACCATTGCCGCAGTAGTAGTAAGATCACCGCCACTAATTCTACTTCCAGCGCCACCGGGCACTTCAGCAGTTTGACGAGCAGCAGCAATAAACGTCTTAATGATGTTCAAGTCGCACTCCTTAGCAAGCGCCTTACCAAGCTCTGCGGAGTAAATAGAACGAAGATCGTAGTGGTTACGAAGCTCGTCAATCTCAGCAATCATAGTGGAAGCAACAAGAAGATCATCAATAAAGATTTGCTTCTCGTTGTGAGCGATTTGTGTCAAGTAGCCATCAGCAGCAGTAGTGCTTCCGGGAGGACCAGTAATAAGCGACTCACCGGGCTTGTGGTATTTAGCCGATGCAGTCCCTGTTACTGGGAAACTTGCCGATTTACCTGAACTAATAGAACGAACTTTAGTCAGGTCTTTCATGATGTTGCTCTCGTTGAATGCCGTCAGGATTTCACCTGCAAACACCTTCAAGAACAAGTCCTTATCATCTCCCAGTGCCCGAGTAGTGCCTTGAGCCTTTCCCGGAATGGATGGAATAGTAGCCATAATATATTAGCCTTTCGATTTGGTTTAGTTGTTATTGGTTTGGTTGGTGTCCTTGGGCTTTATCTTGTTCGTCCTGTGTTATCCACCTCAGTGGGCATAGGTCTACTAGCGATTAAGCTTTATTAGACAAAAGATTTATTCGTTTTCTAGGTCGTTTACGTAGTCAAGGATCTCTCCTATGGTGACTCGTTCACTCTCTGAAAAATCGTGGACTTGGAGCCTTTCGATGAACTCCGGTATCCTTGTTGGCTTTAGAGTCGCCCCGCACCCACTCATCAATAAGATCGTGAGAACGCTTATGGCGCTTAAGCTTAGTCTTTTTGACATAAGACTCTTGGACCTTAAAGAACAGGTCAGCAAGTTTTGGAAAAGCAATTAGAAGCTTAACAATAGAAGAGATCACTCTGCCGGTTTGTCTTTAGCTTTGCCTACGTTAAGGGCCATCCAGACTACAATCTTGTATGCCTTACCAATCCAGGAGTCATCCTTAGGGGTAGGCGTAAGAGCTGCAACAAGGGAGGCCAGAGCAACCACAGAGCTTGCAACAGCAATGAGTTCCTCTTTGTTTTCGATAATGTAGTTAATAAAGTTCATGTCAGTAATTATAGGATATTAGATACAGAAAGCCTCTTTTCGACTTCCTGACGATACGATGGAACTTCACTGTATCTCCGATCACTCATAGCTCTCTGAAGTTCCTTTGTAGAGCTAAACGGTTTCACAGAGTTACCGCTTGTAGTCCCCTGCTTGAGTGCTGGGCCAGAACCAGTAGAGCCTCTGTATTGAGCATGTAGCCCTTTGATTGCCAGCTTTTGCTGCTCTGGTGTCCCATTGATGACAAGTTCGTTAAAGGTATCTACTTCTCCTTCTGTCAGGGTCTCTCCTGCCCATTGGATCATACCGTCATACTCTTCTTCCCCACCAATAGAGTTGTAGAGATCAACCGCATTACGCTCTACCAGAGCCTGTTGTCCTGCAATGTATGCCTCAACATAATCCTTAGGCAATCCAGCTTTCTCTAGGGCTGCAAAGGTGTCATCACTCAGCTCTCCCTTTTCATCAAACTCAAGAGTGGCCTTGGTAACAACATCAGAGCTGTCGATATTCTCATCAGCCACCTCTTCACTAGCCACCTCTTCACCAGTCTCTTCCTTTGGCTCGGATAGTTTCTGTTGCAGCTCAGTGTATGCCTTAGCTAGATCCTCTGGTGAGTTAAACTTCTCATCAAGCCACTCAGGTCTTTCGCCGGTAGCTGTTTGTTCTTCGCTGGTATTAGCAGCCTCTTCTTGCATCTCTGCTTGCTGCTCCAATGTGATCTCTTCGTTTTCGGTGGGTTCGTTGATTACCACTCTATTAGCTTCAGCCATGTCTTTTATTCCTCAGGTTGTTGTTGTTGTTGGTTTCTCTGCTCTTCTATTGTGTTGTCAGATACTGCTTTGATAGCCGCTGGTCCCATCTTTGCAAGCATTTGCTCTTGCTGGGCTTGTTGTGCCATCTGCATCTCCATTTGGAGTTCTTGTTGTGTCTTAATGAGAGCAGCCGTTTTGATACCCAATGCTGTGGCTCTTCTATTGAAGTATTCACCTACATTGACATACTGAGCAACGGCTTCTGGTCCTACTACTTGAGCAGCCCCAGCGAGAAACAAGTCAAGTTTCTGGAGGTCGTT